AACTTCAGCTCTGATTTTTTCAAAATCACTCGGCACCTCTACATCATCATTAGCCGTCATCATAATATATACTTGCTCCGTTACATACTTACCTAGCTCATACATTGCTAGTAAGAATAATAGTCTTAATATTTGTTTAATCATTGTTTATCTACCTTCTTTGCTTCGTATAAGACCGGATATAAATTTAAAAAGTGTATTCTATATCCAATCGTCTTAACTTCTACTTTGTCGCCTACTTTTAACCTAGCTTGTATGTCTGCGCTATCAAATTTCTTTTTGAATAATAAGTCGGAGTTTTCAATGACTTGTTTGTTGTCTAATACAATATAGAACTTGTCTTCTTTATCTTGTCTCTTGTTATATTTATCTGTAATTGTCCCTTGATGTACTTCTTTGTTTTGGTAACTAGCCACTGTATAGATAGGCAATGCGACAACAAGTAGCAATGCGGTTATACCGAATAATGACAGTATTCCAACAATAAAGATGTCGAACCCATCCATATTTTTAAGTTTTTTAATCATTTCCCACACTCCCTTATATTTTCAAACAACTGACCCACTTTAATAACTGCATCCCTTTTAACTTGTTTCTCGTACTTCTCTTTCGCTTCTTCTTTACTCTCTGCCTCAACAACTGTAAACCTTTGATTACTCTTAGCTTTAGTTATGTGTGTATGTTTACGTCCTGTTGAATCTTTGAATGTTGTGACTAAGTATTGTGTCACTTCCCCAAAACCTCCTTGACTCGATCTAAGATGTCTTTACACGTATCCTTTTCCTGCGTCTGCTGTTCCATCTTGTCTTTCATGATTCCTTTTCATTTTCTTTTTGTATGCGTCAATGAGTTGGTCGATAGAATAGTAAGTATTGGCGTACAAAAACGGCATTATTAAAACTTGTACAATGCTATTATCAATACCTTTTACAAATTGTTCTGTTAGCGTATGCATTACATGAACAAAATAAACTGAATGTAGTTTAGGTAAAGTAACTTCATTTTCAATCAAATCAACCATAACCTCAGTAGTTTCTTCCAAATCTTCTTCATCAACAATAGTCAGAGTTAATTGCAAACTGAAAGCTAAGTAATCAGCAATCTCATCTAATTGTGTATCTAGTGGCTTACCTGGTTGTTTCTTCCAATTTTTAAAAAACTCAAGTGTGTTAATCCACTCTACAAATTCAATAATCATACTAGCTACTGTGTCATTTAAATTTCTAGTTGGTATTCTATCGTCGAACTCCTTTTGTATTTGTAATAACTCTTGTAACTGATCAATTGTTAATGTGTTAGTCATTTTCCTGTTCCTCCTCATATTTATAGACAACTTGACCCGTCATAATCCCTACTGCTTCATCAAGATAAATATCTTCTTTGAGTGCATCTTGCATAGCATTAGGTAAACCCTCAAGTATTTCATCAAACGCTTGTGCTTTCTTATACACGTCCTCAATCTCTTTTAGTAATCCCTCTGTGTCATTGCCGTTACACGCACTAGCACTTATAACGGACTGTTCTATTTGTTCACGGTTATTCATTAGTGTCATCCTCCATTTGTCCTAAAAATTCGTAGAACTCATTTGTTCCGTCTAATTTGTCCATTCGGTACAATATAGCACTTGCGTTGATTTTAGCTCCCATGTTTATAGCTACTGCCTTGTTCGCTCTACTCTCAATCTGTAGTTCGTTAAGTCTAAAACGGTAAAATTCGTATCTTCCAAGCAATTCATTTTTGACTGTGCGCCACATGTTCTCCAGCTCTTCGTTACGCTCTCGTAACTTCGCTATATCCTCGATAAGCTCATCTCGTTGCTTCTTGTACTCATCACGTTCTTTTAATGCTTTGTGAAGTTTATCTAATAAATTGTTTAAGTTAGTACAAAGTTTTTTATATTGTTCATCTGATAAGGTGACCGTCATCTCATAACCTCCAATAGCATCTCATTTTCAAAAATATTTCCAACAATTTCAATAATATCGTCATTTTCACTTAGTAATTCAGTTACATTGCTAAAAGTTATATAAAAGGCTCCTTCTTTAAACTCGATAAAACTTACTTCTCTCGAATAACAATCTTGAACAATATCCCCTTCATAAATCTCCACACCGTGCACATCTTTAAATCCTGTGTATTGTAATAGTTTTACTTCATTGAAACTTTTATAACCTGTTGAAATCAAAATGTACCCACTATTAAAATCGATTTCGTCAATAATACTCATAACTTTTTTATCTTTATCCCAAGCTTTAAATTTCAACATCATACTAGCAACTCCCCATCTTTCCAGATTAACGTCATAGTTAGGCCGTCGTTCAAGATGTAGAATGCTTTGGTAGGGAAAAACGTGTTCTCTAAACGTTCGTTGATACTAATACTTGTGTGTAACGCTGACATATAGACTCCTTCTTGAATCTCATATACCTCTAACAACCTATCAAACTTAGTCTCTTCCGTTACTTCTTTTTCAATATCAACTATGAAGGGGATATCAATTGGAATAAAACTTGACGTCGAACACTTATTTGTATTTGGATGAAAACGAACGAATCCATCACTAAATCCTGTTGAAAAAAATATTTTTCCTTGTGATAGATCCGGATTTTCTCGCGCCCATTTAATTAATTCATCTAATCTCATTTCTTTTTTAACTTTGATTTTCATTGTTATATCTCCTCTTGAACAGTAAATTTATCGTTAATTGATACATATCCAGTCACATTACATAAGATGCTATCAACATGAAAAGTCACAAAACAGTTGCGCTCAACATCATTTGAATAGAATCTTTTATTACCTGATAACTTGGGGTTATCCCAAGCCCATTGGATAAGTTCAGGTAAATTCATTTCTTTTTCAATTTTGATTTTCATTGTTTCCATCTCCTCTAAAATAAAGTTAGTTGCTTCTGTTCCTCGTATTCCAAACCATGTTGCTTTATATATATTCCGAGCTCTTCCGCTGTATCAAATGTCTTTTTCACACCTTGCCAATCTGGTACGATATGCCCGTGAAAGTAATAAGTGCCGTTTACTACATGAATATGTGCCACTCGTTCGTTATCCTGATACAGATATCTCTTAAATCCAAAGAATTGATTTAGGTATTCTTTGCGTGCGTTATCTGTCATGATCTACTTCTTAACTTTCACGAATATGTCGTTTTCCAACAGGTAGCACGCATAACGTCCTCTTGGATGTTTCTGAGGTACATTAAACAAGTGTGGCTTCTTTCTTCTTAGCTCAGCCTCTCTCTTTCGCTTTCTTTCCAATTTGCGTTCGAGTCTAGCTTGTTCCAGTCTTTCTATTGTTTTCTTTTCTCTGTACTCGCTTAAACGCGTACCTTCTGGTGCGTCCATTGCTTCATGTAGTTCCCAACCGTCTTTTACTCTCTTAGAAACCATTCCAGCGGTTATACCGTGACTTTCTATTAATTCCATTTCAAATTTACTGAACCTATAAGGTTTATCGTTTATTGTTACAATTCTTGCTTTTCTCGCCATTTATTCCACCTCTTATATTTCTTCTATTCGTATGATTATTTTGGGCTCAATTCCATAACGCTTTGAGCTAGTTATTTCTGCAATTTGATTGTCATCTTTCCACAAATAATTGTTACAAGCGTCTAGAACTGTCTTCATCAAATTATCGATATCTGGTTTAGTTACTTTTAATTGTCCAATCGCTTGAGTTTTCTTTTTCTTCGACCATGATTTAGGTGGAGTAAAGTAAAACTCTAATTCAATTTTTAATGCATTTTCTAGATTTAGCTTTGGCATTTGATTTTGTAAATATTTTTTATGTTCTGTATATTTTGTAGGCATATATGTGTGTGCATATCTACCTTTTGTGCTAAAACGCGGTCGAGGCGAGCCCATAGGTGCCTCGAAAGTTTCGTTAAATTTAATTTCTATCTCCATGTAATCCCTCATATATATTCAAATAAGCTTGTTTGGTGTCCTAACTCCATTTGTTCATTATCAATAAGTGTTTTTAATTCATAATCATCTAAGTACCAACGTCGACCATTGAATTTTGTGTGTTTTAATCCAACAACTAAATGCCGTCCATCTTTAAAATGTGGTGTAACTGAAAACATTTTGTTGCCGTCATGATCAAATAGATAGTATTTATCAAATGCATCCATTTTCAATCACTCCCATTTGCTATTTAGACGCTTAATAAAAGCTTCTCTGTCTTTCTCAAGGTTTTCATCTACTTCCGGCGTTTTCGTTTCTCTCGTGCTGTCTGTGAGCCATTTGGGTGTTTTTTCTTTTGATTGTTTAACGAAAGGTTTATAATTTTGTTTTTTGCTTTCAAGTTGTTGCTTTTCAAATGCACGTACTTGTTCAATAGATTTCAAGTTTGCATTAAGCCATGTATTCAAAATGCTTTTAGCATATCCCCAAGTAACTTTATTTCTGTCTTTAGCGATTTTAAGTGATGCGGTAACTATTTGATCTGAATCATTTTCAAATGAATCAAGATAATAATTTAAATCGTCTAAATTGTAAGGAGTTATGAAACCGAATCCGTTATCTTGGAAGAAGTCGAAGGCGGTTACCTTCTTCTTCTCATTCTCACCATTCTTTACATTATCCCCATTCTTTACATTCTTGTTTGTGTTGATTTGTTGTTGATTTGTTGTCCATTTGTTGTCCATTTGTTGTTGATTTGTTGTTGATTTGTTGTCGTTTTTGCTGTTGGAATTTTCTTCCATACTTTGATAAATCGCCCAATTGACAACGGTTATAACAGAAAATTTGTTGTCGGACTTTACGACGATAGTTCCAAGGTTTTCTAAAAGCTTTATGTAGTCTCTTACTGTGGATTCTTTGAGACGTAACTCTTCGCTTGCTCGCTTTCTCCCGAACACAAATTGACCTTTTTCTAATTCAACAACTCGTCTGCCAACAAGCTGTGTATGATCCTTATGACTAGCCTTCATAAGACAATATGCAAATACTTTGAATAACTTTTCGTTCTGAAAAATAGGCGAATCTAATAGTTTTCTATGAAGTTTTATCCAACCAGTCATATACACACCTCACTTTCAAACCGGTTAAATCAGAATGGTAAATCATCATCATTTAGTTCAATCGGACCATTTGCATTCGCAAACGGATTATCTTTTACTGGTTTGTTATTTGAATATTGCGATTGTCCACGTGTTTGTTGTACTTGTTGTTGATATAAATCTTGTTGAGTGTCATTTGAGTTCTTCGGTTCTAAAAATTGAATACTATCGGCAACAACTTCCGTAACGTATACACGTTGACCTTCCTTATTTTCATAGTTCCGCGTTTGTAACCTACCATCTACGCCCGCCAACGATCCTTTAGATAGGTATTTATTAACGTTCTCTGCTTGTTTTTTAAATACGATGATATTAATAAAGTCTGCCTCGCGCTCTCCTTGTGCATTCGTAAATGTGCGGTTAACTGCTAATGTGAATGATGCTACATTTACACCACTTTGAGTGGTTCTTAATTCTGGGTCTCTAGTTAAACGACCAACTAATATTGTTCTGTTTAGCATTTATAAACCTCCAACATAAACGGGCGCGCCCGTCACTTTTTGTATTTCACTTTTAATGTATTTTGCATTTGAATTTTGACTACTTAAATGAATTAAATGTATTTCTTCGAGTCTAGTTAAATCATTTGCTTTTAACATTCCGATAGCATGTTCTAAGCTAAAATGAGACTCCATAATTCTGTTTGCTAATGTGCTGTGCACACTGCCGTTTTTTATGTTTTCCTGCATTTGTTCATAGATATAATTAACTTCTAACATCATGTGCGTAATGCCGTTAAATTTGTATTTCAAATACTTTGTATCAGTAACATACAGAACCTTATAACCTAATGTACTTTGTAATAAGAAAGCCACAGGCTCGTTAGCATCATGTTCGATGTCAAACGGTAGAATTGACCATGTGCCTATTCGCAGCTCTTGCTTTGCCTTAATCGTGCATAAGCGATGACTTTCAAAATTCATAGCTTGTTGTGTTCCAGCAGTCATATAGCTGATTACACCATTGTCGACAAACTGCTTTGTGTACTTTGCATGATCACCATGTTCGTGTGTGATAAGACACCCTGCTATATGTCTTGTTTTATATTTAAAATGCTTTTGAACACGTTCAAATTTTATACCTGCCTCAAGTAGTAACGTAGTACGTCCATCATTTAAGACGTAGCAGTTACCACTTGAACCAGTTGCTATTGTTTCAATTAAAATGGCTCTTCTTCGCTTTCTTTTTCTGTTGCAGGTTCTTTTATTTCTTCAAAGTCAGATACATCAATAGGCTTATCATTTTCTAATTCTGTGTATTGTGCTTCTTCAAGAACTGGTTGTTCAAAGTCCAATTGTTCTTGATTTGCATTTTCTTCAACTTCTGCGTCCAACACTTCTTTGCGTTGACGTTGTTCGGATTCTTGTGCGTATTTGAAAATATTGCTATCTGTTGATGTGTTGATATAACGTTTAGCAGCTCTATTGATAACTGTTTTTTTAGCCATTTCTTCTTTGAAATTATTATGTGTTTTAGAATTTTGTAATGCTTTTTCATCTTTAATCATTGATGACTGCATCCATGCTTGTTTAATTTGTTCAATAGTCATGACTTCAATATAGTTATCTCGTCCATCATTAAATACGATTGTGCAGTACGCACCGATAATGTTTTCTTTGTCGATGTTAAAGAAGTCTTGTTCGTGTTTAATCGCTTTGATACGTCCTGTTTCTCCCATTTCTTGCTTGAATGTATCGCCTTTATAAATCACTTGAGCAACAACATCTTGAGCACCTGCATCACGTTTTAACATCATTACATTACCGTGATAGCTACGTTGTAACTGCATTTTGTTGCCGTAAGGAATAAAGTAGCATTGATTTTTAGCTGGATTTAAACCTTGCGTTACCATGTCTAATAAGGCATTTGCTTTGCTTGTATCGTTACAACTCATTAATTTGTTATCTTGGCTGATTTGTAACCATGCTTGTTTCATGGCATTACTTGGTGAATAATCATTTGGCAATTCCAAATTGCCTTGTGACTCTAAAACTCTCACTTTGTTTAATACGTTGTCAGATACGTTCTTTTCTTGTACTAATTGTTGTTCAATAGTTTGTAATTTATTATTTTCAGTCATTTTATATAGTCTCCATTCTTAATTTTTTATCTTGTTCATTTACTATCAATTGAATTTGTTGTGATTCTGTTTTGATAAGCTCTGTTACTGATTCAGCATTATCAATAAATATTGGTGCTGTAACTTTAAAATGTTTTGACAGTGTATTGATGATATCTAAGCCAACATTAATTCTTGAGGCGTTATTTAAACCGCTGTCGTATTCGACGCCGTTAACCGTTGTGGAACATGTTTCTTCTAATTCGCCGTTAACTAAGGTATTGAATAACTTAAATTCAGCAATATCAAATTCGTTATTGATATTTTCAGTAAGCATTTTGACTTTTGTTGTTGTAAATTCTTTTAAGATATAAAGGTCATGTGAATACTTTTCTTTTTCATCCAATAATCTGTCTTCTTCATTTCTTAATTCAGAAATAACATCATCTAGATGTTTATTTGATTTTTCGATTGATCTTGACACTTCAATTTCTGATTTTTCTTGAGTAAGTTCGCTTATTTTGTCATCTATTCCTGAAACTTTATCTTGAATAGTTTTCCTGATGTTAGAGCGTTTTTGATTAATCTCATTTATCTCTAACATTACTGCTTTGTATTCGTCAGTTTGCGTAACGTCAACGTGAGTCGTTTTCAACTTATTAATTTTGTTTTGTATTCTTGCTGAACGCTCTTCTGCTTCGTTGATTTTAATTTGTAGATTATTGTTGTCATCCTCTAACTTCTCGATGATTGGCTTTATTTTCTTGCCTTCTGAAATAATGTGATTGATAGATGTTTGTATTGTTTCTAATTCTTTCGATTTGCTAGCATTGAATTTCTGCAATGCTTTTTCTCTTGCCTCATTCACTTGTTCAGCTGGTAACTGTTGACCACAACAACTACATACATTATCATCAAGATATTCAAATTTTTGATTTTTAGCTTTTTCTAAATCACTTTTTAATCCTTTATGATTTTCTAATAATCGATTACGTCTATTTTCTTCATGCGTGATTTGTTGTTTGTTTTGCTTTAATCTCGTTTTAAGGTTTGCTACCGTTCCATTTTCAACGTGTAATTCATTTGTTAAAGCATGGATTTTGTTCTCATTACTTGCGCTGTTATTGTCTTCTATGCGTTTCAATTCTGATTGTTTATCAGCTAATTGATTACGCAAATTAATTTCTTCCTTACCGTTTTGAATATCTATACGCTCATTTTCAAGTTGCTCAATTTCTTGTTTGATAATTGCGTATCTATCATTATCGAATTCCGGTACATCCTGCTTATTTTGTTGTGTTTGGTTAATACGTATCGGAATATCTTTGATATCTTTGTTAATCTGTTTTATCTTGTCCGTAAGAATCTTTTTCTTTGTTTCAATTTCATGATCTCCAAGAATATTATTTAATTCTTTAAAATCATCATTTGTTTTAATGACATCCTCATCATTGATTGGTTTAGCAATTTCAAACAACAAACTTCTTCGCTTCTTCCAATCTAGTAAGTTAAATGCTTGAGGGTTCGTAATTAACTTGAATACATCTTCATCAATCAGTTCATCAATACGAGCTTTATAATCCTTTACTTTTATTGATTCATCATTGATATATTGTTTCTTCGTTCGACTTCGTGAGTATTCCTTGCGATTCGTTTTTTGATTTATTGTGTATTTAGGATGTGACTCTTTTTTAAAAGTCGTAATTTTTCCGTCGATTTCAAATTCTGCGAAAACAGTCGGAATTAACTCATAATTTTCTTCGTTTTTTTCGTTTAAAGGTACAGGGTTAAATGATTTGGTTGATCCGTCCAAACCTTTATCGAAAAGCAGCCATTGTAATGCGGTTGCTGTTGTAGTCTTGCCAGTCGCATTATTGCCGTATATTTTTGCATCTTTACCGTCAAAGTTAAATGTTACTTCTTTGATTCCAGCAAAGTTCGATATAGTTAACTTATTTATTTTCATATCTTTCCTCATGCTCCTTTTTTAATCTTCCGATGACCTCTTAGCACCTCGATAATTAAATTTTTTATTCGTTCATGGCTGTCTGGATTGATTTCATGTATCTGCACAAGCTTATTGTTTGTTTTGTAACTGTCGTGATAGTGCAGGAAATTAATCGATAAGTATCCGTGATGATTACGTTCAATTTCCAATAATGCTCGTTGGTTTGACAAAGTATATTCGTCGAATAACGTCTTAAAAATATTCAATATATTTCTTTCTGTGTCTCTCATGCTTATACCTACCATTTCATGACTAAGTTCATTAGTTTGTCCTGTTCATCTGTGTTATTTTCAATCCATTCATAAATACTTTGTTTCAAAATATCTAACGCTGTGTATAGATCGTTCTCGTCAGAAACTAGTATCCCGTCAATTGAATTCCCCTCATGATCTAAAACAACTATTTCGACGCTATATGCTCGTTTCTTAACTCTTAATCGAAAATCAAAGCCATCTACATTAATTATTTTTTGACATACGTCACCCGTTTTGTAATACATCATTCTCGTCCTCCTTGTTGTCAGCTAGACCTAAAAGTTTTTTTAATTTATACATTTCGATAACATTAGCGATATCGTGGTAATCATTTTCGTTATTCAATAAATTAGCAAGACCTACAATATCCCCAAGCGCACAATGTGACGATGATGTAGTATCTCCATTGCTAACCCCTACAGTTGAAAAAAGTAAAACGGCAAATTCAGTTTCTTTATTGATTTCATTCACTACTTCAAACAATTCTCCATTCTTTTCAGCCAATAAATCTCTTAATTCTTCCTGCATCATGTCTTTATAATTTTTAGTCATAGTTGACTTCCTCCGTTTTTCGTTTTATATTGAAAATGAATTAATTTTGTTAATCGTTTGTCACTGTTACTTGTTGGCGCAAGTAGCAGTTTTTTCATTCTTCATAAAAGTATTCCTTATAGAATATGAATGTTGCGATACTTGCGAATCCTGCGATTGACCATGCTGTAGTGAAGTACAGCAATGGCATAAGCACAATTGCTAAGACTGTGAAGCATAGTACTGCTACTAGGTAGCTTTTATAAATGTTACTCATTTTCTTTTTTCTCCTCTTTGGTTGTTTCATCGTTTATCAAACCTTGCATTTCCATTAATTTTTGAGGTATACCAGCTTTTAACTGGATTTCGTATAACATTTGTTGAATGTGTGGTGGCACTTCTACCATTCCTTTCGTGTATAATTTAGTTATCTCCTAGTGAAAGGAGGTGATAAGTATGGAATTTAATGATTTTCAAAATTTCTTTGGTGAACTTAGTAATCAAGCCGAAAAAGAATTCGGTGGTGACAGTGACTTTTTTAGAGATAGAATAAATAAGTTGAAAGAAGATGCTCCTGAAAACGTATCTTACGAAATTATTTATTCAATAGCTTTATACGAAAGCTTAAAAGCTCAACAAGATATGAAAATTTTGAATACAGTTAAATATCTTTTAGATCGTGACTAGCAATATCCAACAATGATTTGCTCTGAGCATTATTAATTTTTGGATAATCAAAATTTCTAAGTTTAAATCTTGTGTTTTTCTCAATCTTTACAACCTTCCACGTCACAACTGCCATTGTGATGAGGAGGGTTGTTTTGTATAGTGTGTTCATTGATAATTCCTCCTATTAAGATTTTTATTTTTCTCCTAAAAACTTATTAACAAAGTATTGTTGTCCTTTGCCTGTTACTTTTGGCGTCTTACTAATTGATGTGTGACCGTCCGAATGTGTGATTGATGTTTCTTTAATTTCGAATAACTCACGTTCCATTGAATACTGTGTAGGCATGTTATAATCCACACCCTTGCGTTTAATAAGGAATCCGTTTTGACGTAACCACTCAAACAATCTGCGTTGCCCGATGTTTATACCGTTTTGTTTAATGATCTTTGCTAACTCTCCAACTAAAATTGATGTCTTAGTAGTAGCTACTGCATCTGCAAATACAATTTTTGGTTTATCACGTTCAATCTTTGTTTCTAATTGATTGATTGTGTTGTTAGCAATTTTTAAAGCACGTTGCATAATCATTTCTGGGCTGTTCCATGCTTTTTCAATTTGGATGAAATATTGTCTTGCACGTTTACCGGGTTCACTACGTTGAATCATTGCGATTTCTTTTGCAGTGTCTAGTGTTAGTGCGTGGTCAATATAGTGTGTCATATTGCCTTGAGCTGTTGCTCTTTTTTGAGCGATAGCTGTGTAATCTGTATTTTCTTCAAATCCGTATTTAAGCATTCTTGGAAACCAATCTTTATATGCCGTCTTAACTTCTAATGCTTGATGAAGTTCTCGACCGCTGATTGCGATTTCTCCATTTTCTTTTTCTTGAATATTGAACATTTCTCCGATGTTCGATTTTGTTTGTAATGCTTGCATTTTATTTCTCCTTTACATTAGCGATATCAACTTGTAGTGCATCGCATATTTTTTTTACTGTGAGGAAACCGGGGTTTTTAACCTCTGTTTCGATAGATCGAATTGTCGAGTTTTGTAATTCCGTTAGCTTCGCTAGTTGATAGCGTGTTATCCCCTTTTCTTCTCTCAATTCTTTTAAGTTCAGCATCTTACCACTCCTTATTGTCCATAACGATATTTCGTTATATAATTAATCCAACCCCACTACATTGGGAGGTGATTTCCTTGCTTATGCGAGGTTTTAAATCATCCTGTGGTTTTATAGGTTAGTAAGTCTAAATTAGAACATCGTTTGTTGTATTCCACAGTCAACCAAGAGACGTTAACTAGGGTATGCGTACTAGAAGGTAGTAACTTTTAGGACGCTAGACTTTGACGGAAAACCTAAGCACCATACAGGGCTGGGGACGATACCAGCAAAAATTGTGCTGTTAGTCGTAGTAATTAGAACCGAACAAAATTTCCGTAACACATACCTTCTACGACAAGGTGTGTGTTTTTTTATTGGAAACAAAATGTTTGTAATGCTTGCATAATGTTTATGCTCCTTTCGTGTATAATTTATTTATCGCTACTGCGATGATGGGTGGTGATAAGATTGAAAACTAACTATAACTTTAGTATCAATGTTAGAAATGCCGGTAAGTTTGAAGAAACACCATGTGAATTTGTAGATGGTAGCAAAGGTGTTCGATTAGCTTACGAAAATGGTTTGGTCGTAACAATCCACGTTAACGGCAATAATATTGATATACGTTCAAGTCACCTATTAATTTTGGTTGATGAAAACCCTTTAACTTTTGATGTTGATATGAATACAAAAAATCCTAAATAATTTTTTTACCATCAACAGTTAAAGACAATGTATTTTTATTTTGGAGATGTAAGAGGTCTATTGTCGTTAGTAATTCCTCTTCGCTCCATTTTTCTTTTTCTGCTAGTTCGATGATTTTTACTGCTATTTCATGAATCTTTTTTAAGTCTTGCATTTGTTTTCCTCCTATTAAGATGTTTGTTTTTCTTCGACTAAAACGTATTTAAAATACGATTCATCTTTTAAAAAAATAATCTCATCAATAGAGATATCTAATGTCTTAGCAATTCTAAAAGCATCTCTAGGTTTAATCATTTCTGGGTTGTTTTCCCAAATGTTATAAGTAGACGGTGAAATGCCAAGTTTTTCTGCGAAAGATGACTGGGTGTAACCTTTTCGTTTTCGCCATTCATCTAATTTCAAACTATGTTTGATGTAGTTCATTTTTTTACCTCCTTGTTAAGTTCTGATCAAAGTATATCGTAATTAGAATACGATTGCAAGTATTTTTCGTAATTATTTTTAAAAATTACGTATTTTTATTTTGTTAAATCGTATTTTAAGGGTTGCAATTACGATTTTTCATAGTATAATAAAAGTGTAAAAACATTATATATAAGGAAGGGAAACAAAATGGCTTTCAAAAATTCCATAAAAGAAATCAGATTGAACAATAGATTGTCTAAAGTTGAGATGGCTAAAAAATTAGATGTTTCCGAAGGTACTATAAGAATGTGGGAAAGTGGAAGAACTGAACCTAGAATGGGTATGGTCGAAAAAATTTCAAGTTTGTTCAATGTTTCTAAAGGTTATCTCTTAGGAGAAATTGAAGAAATTGTTTTACCAGAATTTGATAGCGAAATCGAGGTTCCATATTTCGGTAAAGTTTCTGCTGGAAATTTCGAGGAAGTTGCAATTGATAATGAAAAATTAAAAGTTCCACCATTTGCTTTTAACGGTCGTAAACCTAGCGAATGTATAGCACTAAAAATAAACGGAGATAGCATGAATAAAATACTCGCTAACGGTTCTTATATAATTGTCCATGATTATAGAAAGTCTTGTGATCATAAACTTAACAGCAATGACATCCTTGTATTACGTCTAGGTGGTGAATATACAGTTAAGCGTGTGAGACGTACTGAAACAAAACTACATTTAGACCCAGCAAGCTATTCAGATGAATTTAAAACTAATTCTTACGATTTAGATTCTATTGATGAAATCGAAGTGATAGGCAAAGTTATTTATAACTATCGTATTTTTGATTAATAGCGCCTATGTGGCGTGAGGAGGATGAGGGATGGAAGAGAACGCACCTTTAGAAACAGCAGTTAATAATTTTAAAAAGATTCAAAATAGCGAGATTTACAAATTTAAATATATGAATTCATGGTGTCTTGAATATTCAGAGTTTTTATTGGATGAAGTTAGATTGTTAAAAGAAAACAAAAGTTACACCAGATATAAAAAAGGCACTATAATTTATGTAAAGTTAGGTGTTAATGTTGGCAGAGAGTTTTCTGGAAACCATTTTTGTATGGTACTTAATAATCACGATTCAAATAAAAATCCAATATTAACGGTAGTTCCACTTACATCTTCCAGAAGTAAATTCAATGTGCATATCGAAGAAGATTTGTTACCTTTAGTATTGGAAAAAATGGACGTAACGGGTAAGGATTTAGCTAAAAAAATCATGAACAATCTTGAAAAGGTGTCAAAAGCAGAAAACCCATACGATCAAAAATTACTTGATGAAAACAAATCGCTGAATGACGACTTCAAAAAATATTCGAAGGTTCGCAAAAGATATGAGCGATTCAAGTATAAAAAGACCTATGCTAACGTTTTAAATATCACTACAATCAGCAAGGATAGAATATCGAAAATTAATAGGTATGACCCTGCCGGAGAAATATCATATTCAAAAGAAACAGTAGATAAAATTGAAAATAGTATAAAAATTAGATTTCTTAGTTAAATCGCTTGAACTACACTCTCTTTGATGGTATATTACATATATACAAAACAAGCCGCTGAAATATTTGCGGCAAGCTTCAAATTAGACAAGTCGCTGAAATATTTGCGACATGAGAGGGTGCATCTGCGCTCTCTCTTTTTTTATACAATTTTCACGGGTAGCACGCCTACCCTTATTATTTTTTGCCAATTTTGAGGAGGGAGCACATGAAAGTAGCAATTTATACTAGAGTGAGTACACTTGAACAAAAAGAAAAAGGACACTCTATCGAAGAACAAGAAAGAAAATTAAGAGCTTACAGCGACATAAACGACTGGAAAATTCATAAAGTATATACTGACGCTGGATACTCCGGAGCTAAAAAAGACAGACCCGCTTTACAAGAAATGTTGAATGAAATAGATAATTTTGATTTGGTTTTAGTCTATAAACTAGATCGATTAACTCGAAGTGTTAAAGACTTACTAGAGATACTAGAATTGTTTGAGAATAAAAACGTGTTGTTTAGGAGCGCAACAGAAGTATATGACACAACTTCTGCTATGGGACGTTTGTTCGTAACATTAGTAGGTGCTATGGCAGAGTGGGAGCGTACTACAATTCAAGAGCGTACTGCAATGGGTCGACGCGCATCAGCTAGAAAAGGGTTAGCTAAAACTGTCCCTCCTTTCTATTACGACAGAGTAAACGATAAATTTGTGCCTAATGAATATAAAAAAGTATTACGATTTGCAGTAGAAGAAGCGAAAAAAGGTACTAGTTTAAGAGAAATAACTATAAAATTGAACAACTCTAAATACAAAGCACCCTTAGGTAAAAACTGGCACAGATCAGTTATAGGCAATGCTCTAACGAGTCCGGTAGCTAGAGGTCATCTTGTTTTCGGTGACATATTCGTCGAAAACACCCACGAAGCTATTATAAGTGAAGAAGAATACGAAGAAATAAAATTAAGGATAAGTGAAAAAACTAACTCTACAATCGTAAAACATAACGCTATTTTCAGAAGTAAACTATTATGTCCAAACTGTAACCAGAAATTGACTTTAAACACAGTCAAGCATACGCCTAAAAATAAAGAAGTTTGGTATTCTAAACTATACTTTTGTTCTAACTGCAAAAATACTAAAAATAAAAATGCATGTAACATCGACGAAGGCGAGGTTTTAAAACAATTTTACAATTATCTAAAACAATTTGATTTAACATCATATAAAATCGAAAACCAACCTAAAGAAATAGAAGATGTCGGCATCGATATTGAAAAGTTGCGAAAAGAACGCGCTAGATGTCAAACACTTTTTATAGAAGGTATGATGGATAAGGATGAAGCTTTTCCAATAATAAGTCGTATTGACAAAGAAATACATGAGTATGAAAAGCGCAAGGATAATGATAAGGGTAAGACTTTTAACTATGAGAAGATTAAAAATTTCAAGTATTCATTGCTAAACGGCTGGGAATTAATGGAAGATGAGTTAAAAACTGAATTCATAAAGATGGCAATCAAAAACATTCATTTTGAATATGTAAAAGGAATTAAAGGGAAGCGCCAGAACTCATTGAAGATTACGGGTATAGAGTTTTATTAA